GTGGCACAGGCTAATGTAAAACTTACAGTTGATGCTTCGCAAGCCACAAGAGCATTAAAAGGCGTACAGGCGCAATCAACAGGGTTACAGAATAATTTAGGAAGACTAAAAGCGGCATTTGCGGGTGTTGCATTTACCGCAGTTGCTAAACAGGCTGTCAGCACGGCTTCAAATTTTCAAGCTTTACAATTAAGAATGAAGGTGTTGACGTCTGAATTTGGAGAATTTGCACAGGCTCAAGAATTAGTTAGAAAAGCGCAAGATAGATTTAATTTGTCAATCGTTGAAGCAACGCAGGGCGTAACAGATATTTTTGCAAGATTAAGGCCGCTTGGAATTTCTTTAAAAGATATTGAAACTACTTTTATCGGTTTTAATACTATTGCAAAATTAGCGGGATTAAATGCAACAGAAGCAAGCGCGGCATTTACTCAACTTGCACAGGGTTTAGGTTCTGGGCGTTTACAAGGGGATGAATTTAGAAGTATTGCAGAACAGGTTCCGCAACTATTAAAAGCCATATCAGACGAAACTGGAATTGCTTCAGGAAAGTTGAAAGATTTTGCTTCAAAAGGTTTACTAACTTCAGATGTTGTTTTAAGGGCTTTGGCAAAATCAGCAGATGAAGGCGCAGACAAAATAGGAAAAATTATGGATGCTTCGCCCGCTGAAGTATTCAAAGCATTTAACAACGCTGTTCTTGAACTTCAATTAACACTAGGAAGTAAATTATTGCCTACAGTTTTAAAACTAACAAAGGCAACAACGGCATTGATTGAAGGAATTGTTTCGTTCATTGATAGCGAAGCGGGAACAGTTACATTTGCATTTATAGGAATTGCCGCCGCAATAAAAGGAATAACTATTGTTGGAACTTTATTGATAACACAAATTGGTGCTTTAAAAGCTAATTTTTTGGCAATGTCCATTGCTTCAGCCGCGGCCAATAATTCTTTGGCAACGACTACAACTATGGCTTTTGCTACTGCGGGAGGATTTACTAAAGCCGCCGCCGCCGCTTCAGCATTTAGAGTTGCACTTGCAAAAACTGGAATTGGTTTAGCTGTAATTGCTCTTGGAGGATTTATTGCAAAATTACTTGAAGCTAATAATGAACAACGAACATTTAATCAATTATTACAAGAAGGTTCAGCGGAAGTCTTAAAAACAGAAATAGCAGACCTTGAAAAAGAACAAGAGATACTTAATAAACAATTAGAAGGCACAAACAGGATTTTGATGGGTATTCTAGGTTTTGCAGGGCTTGATATATTTACAAGAAGCGCTCAAGATATAAAATTAGAACTTGCTGAAGTCAATAATAAAATAGCAAAATTAAAAGAAGGTTTACCAAATGCAGAAGCTAGAGACCTTGCAAGAGAATTTGAAAGACACAGAAAAGCATTAACAGATTCAAACGCTTCACTTCAAAAAAATCTTATTATTGAAAAAGAAGAAACAGAACTTGCAAAACTTAGAAAAGAGCATGAATTAAACATTAAAGACATAATTGAAGAACATGGAGTTGTTCGCGGTCAGGAGTTGATTTTATTAGAAAATCAAAATTTTGAGCTAAAAAAACAAGGCTTGCAAATGAAAGAAAATCAAAAAGATGCGGAAAGGATAAAAGGAATATTTAGAGAAATTGGCGATGACATTGCAACAGGTATTACTGAAACTCTTGCAAGCGCTGTCGAAGGAACAAGAACACTTGGAGATGCGGCAAGATCAATTCTTAATGATATAGCATCATCCTTGTTAAGACTTGGTATCAATACTCTTTTGAAAAGCACAGGATTTGGTATTTTTGAAAATTTAACTGGTTTTGCTGCTGGTGGTAGACCGCCAGTTGGCAAACCATCAATAGTTGGAGAGAAAGGCCCAGAAATTTTTGTTCCTTCTACTGCTGGTACAATAATTCCTAATAATAGAATTGGAAGTGGTTCTACTACGAATGTAGTGGTAAACGTAGATGCTTCTGGATCTAATGTAGAAGGTGATGAACAACAAGGCCGAGAACTTGGCCGTGCTATAGCTATGGCGGTACAATCAGAAATAATAAATCAAAAACGTGCAGGGGGTTTACTTGCATAATGGCTACTTTTCCTTCAATACAGCCTAAGTATGGGACTCAGAAAAGATCCGCACCAAATACCAGAACAGTTAGCTTTGCTGATGGTTATGAACATAGATTAATATTTGGTCTTGCAGAGCATCAAAATCCTAAAATCTTTAATCTTACTTTTGAAGTATCAGAATCGCAAGCAGACGAAATAGAAACCTTCCTTGATGCCCGCGCAAACGATAGCGCAAGTTTTGATTTTACTCCACCAGCCGAATCTGTATCATCTAAATTTGTTTGTCAATCGTGGAGTAAATCTATACCTTATTTAAACAGAGCAACAATACAGGCTACGTTTAGAGAAGTGTTTGAACCATGAGTACAGCAAAGTATATAAGTGAATTACAAAATGTTAATCCAAGTGCGATTATTGAATTGTTTGAATTGGAGTTAACTCAAGCACTTCATGGTAGAGATCGGACATATTATTTTCATGCTGGTTCAAGTCTTAATTTAAACGGTGAAATAAAATGGAATGGTAATAATTACCAAAGATTTCCAGTGCAGGCTGAAGGTTTTGAATATAAAGGTGGTCAACTACCGCGGCCTACTTTAACTATCAGTAATGCCACAGGTCTTATAAGTACCGTACTACGGGAAGTAAATCAGTTTAGTGTAGGAAATGATCTTTTAGGTGCAAAATTTACTAGAAAAAGAACTTTAGCAAAATTTCTTCCTAATGATAATTTTGATGGTAATAATCCATCAGGTGCGGTTGATGAAAATGTTGAAGATGCTCAACAGATATTCACAATTGCAAGAAAATCAGCAGAAACTAGAGAAATTGTACAGTTTGAATTAGCAGCCGCTCTTGATATGGCGAATGTAAGATGCCCTAATAGAATATGTACTAGAAAAGATTTTCCTTCTATTGGTACTTTTGTGGGATGAATTGGAAAGAATCTGCTCTTATTCACGCAAAAGAACAAGATCCTAAAGAGTCCTGTGGTCTTTTGTTAAATATTAAGGGTAAAGAAAGTTACCACCCTTGTCGTAATCTTTCAATGACACAACATCAGTGTTTTATTATTGATCCAGAAGATTATGTAAAGGCAGATAATAGAGGTGAAATAATTGCAGTGATTCATAGTCATCCCATAACTCCACCAAGTCCTAGTCAGGCTGATAAGGTCAGTTGTGAGCAGAGTGGTTTAGTATGGCATATTGTTAACCCTAAAACTGAGGAATGGGGATATTGTGAGCCTACAGGGTATAAACCACCTTTATTAGGCAGACAATGGGTATGGGCTGTCACTGATTGTTGGACATTAGTAAGAGATTGGTACAAAGAAGAGAAAAATATAGAGTTACAGGATTATGAAAGGCCAATAACTCCTGTAGAATTTTATAGTAATCCAAGATTAGAAACACTTTTACCTGCAAGAGGTTTCAGATTATTAAAATCTCATGAGGCTTTAATAAATGGAGATGTATTAGCAATGAGTATTTTTAATAAACAATTAAATCACGTTGCTATTTTCTTAAATGGGGAGGTTTTACATCATTTAACCGATAGACTATCTTGTAGAGAGCCTTATTCTGCTTGGCTGCAAAAATGTACAGGAGCAAAGTATCGTTATGTTGACTAAATTAAAACTTTATGGTGATTTAGGAGAGTTTATTGGTCATAAAGAATTCAACATTAATGTTAACAATCCAGCAAAGGCAGTAAGTTTTTTAATAAATAATTTTCCTAAAGCAGAAGCATATATGAATAATAGATATTATTCAGTATTAGTAAATGATGTTGAGATTGATGAGACTGAATTACATGATCTATCGGGTACACAAGAAATTAAATTTGTACCTGTAATAAGTGGTGCTGGCAGTGGATTTGGAAAGACTATTCTAGGTGCTGCTTTAATTGGGTTGGGTATGGGGGCTTTCGGAGCATTTGCTGGACAAGCTGTTAGTTTTGGAGCCAAAGGGATTGGATTTAGTGCTGCTGCGGCTGGCGCTAAAGCATCATTTGGTATTGGTGTAGCCTTAGCTCTTCAGGGTGTCAATGAAATGCTTTTTCCTTTACCAGAATCTCCTGATCTTGAAGGTGATCCGAGAGTTTCGTTTAGTTTTAGTGGCCTGCAAAATACTTCGAGGGCTGGAACTCCCGTCCCAATTTGTTATGGTGAAATCCTGACTGGCTCAGTTACGATCAGTGGAGATATTACAACTGACGAGGTGGAAGTATGACCGACAATATTATTAGAGGTTCTATTTTTGGACTTTTTGGTGGTGGTGGGCCAAAAAAACCAAAGATTACCCCAGATAATTTAAATTCCAGACAGCAAATAAGAGTTTTAGATCTTTTATCGGAAGGCGAAATAGAAGGTTTCGCAAGCCCATCTAAAGAGGGTCTTACACAAGGCACATCTGCATATAACAACGCCTGTCTCAAAGATGTTTTTCTAAGTAATACTCCAGTTTTAGAATCAACTGCTGATTCTTCTGATCCTAGTGCCAGTGATTTTAATTTTGATAATGTAGGCTTTGATGTAAGATTTGGTACTTCTAATCAAACAAAAATTAAAGGTGTAAGAGCAACAGGTAGTCCAATCAGTGTTGGTGTAGATGTTACAAAATCTTTAGCAAATGGTGTTACAAGACAGATCACAGACAGCACAGTTGATCAAGTAAGAGTCATATTAGATTTTCCACAACTTCAAAAATTTACTACAAAAGGAGATCAGCTAGGTTCAAAAGTAGAGTTAAAAATTAAAGTTCAATATAATAACGGAGGTTTTACAACAGTAAAAACAGATACTGTAAAAGGCAGAACCACAGATTTATATCAAAGAAGTTATTTAATTAATTTAGATGGTGATTTTCCAGTTGATATAAGAGTCACAAGAGAAACTGCTGATAGTACAAGTACAAATACAGTAAATACATTTCGCTGGAATTCATATATTGAACTTAAAGACGACAATCTTAAATATCCTGATAGTGCATATACTTCTTTAAAACTAGATTCAAAACAATTTAGTTCAGTTCCACAGAGGACTTTTCGTATTAGAGGTATAAAAGTAAGGATTCCTTCTTCGCAAGGTGCAAGCAGTATTTCTGGCAGTTACAATCAATCAGGATTTAGGGTCACTGTAGACAGTACAAGTCATGGTTTTGTTGCTGGTGATTCTTTTGTCTTTACTCCAAATGCAGGTGCAACTCCTACTGGAACATATACAGTAATAGCTAATACAGTAACTGCCGATCAATTTCAATTTGATGTAAGTGTTTCTCAAACTGTTGCTGGTAGTCCAACTTGTACTTTAGCTGCTTTTTGTAGCGTTGATAATACAACAGGCCGTATTAATTATCCAAGTAATTATGTATTTGATGGCACCATGGGTTCTGCCGTTTTTACAACATGCCCTGCCATGATATTGCTTGATCTTATGACAAATAAAAGATATGGATTTGGAACGCATTTAGCACCTGATCAATCAACAGATGCAAAACTATATGAAAACATTGATTTGTTTTCTTTTTTTAATGCAAGTAGATTTGCTAATGAATTAGTTGATGATGGAAGAGGTGGAGAGGAAGCCAGATTTGCTTGCTCGGTAAGTATTCAGAGTTCTAGTGAGGCATTTAAATTAATTAATGAATTAGCTGGTGTTATGAGGTGTATGCCTATATGGTCTGCTGGTTCTATATCTCTTGCACAAGACAAACCTAAAGATCCTAGTTATCTATTTAATTTATCTAATGTAACTGAAGCTGGATTTTCTTACTCAGGTAGTGATTTAAAAACCAGAAGCACAATTATTAATGTTTCATATTTAAATATGGAAACAAGAGAAATTGATTATGAAACTGTAGGGGATGATGTTACAGGTGATAATCCAAATCAAGATGATATCGATAGACAGGCAAAGTATGGAATAGTTGTAAAAAATATCAAAGCATTTGCGTGTACAAGCCCCAGTCAAGCCAGAAGATTAGCAAGGGCAGTTTTATTCAGTCAGGAAAGAGAATCTGAAACTGTTACTTTTTCAACATCAATAGATACTGGTGTTATAGTGCGTCCTAGTTCAATCATTGAAATTGTAGATCCTGTTAGGTCAGGGTTGAGAAGAGGAGGAAAAGTAAAATCTGCAACTACTTCAGAAATTACTATTGATGATATAACCTCTGTAAATTTACAGACAAGTACATTAGGATCAAATCCAAAATTATCTGTTATCTTGCCTGATGGAACAATGGAAACTAAAGCAGTTTCTACTTTGGAAGGAGCAGTTTTTACAGTTTCTGGTACATATTCACAAACACCAAATGCCAACACAGTTTGGCTATTTCAAAATGATGATGAACAATCACAATTATTTAGAGTTATAAGTGTCAGTGAAAGTGATGGTGCAGTTTATAATATTACGGCCTTATCTTATGTAAGCAATAAATATGCTGCCATTGAAGTAGATGAAACTATAGAAGATAGGTCTATAACTATTCTTAATAATCCTGTTGATCCCCCAACAAATTTAAAAGCTGTTGAAAAAATTGTTGCGATAAATAATAAAGCAGTTTCAAAAATTATTATTACTTGGCAGGCCGTTAGTGGTGTTAATGAATATCAAGTTAATTACAGATTAGATGACAATAATTTTACAAGCGTAAGGGTTTTAAGTAATGATTTTGAAATATTTAATTCTTCTGCTGGTACTTATGAAATTGAAGTTTTTGCATACAATACTTTAGGAGATATAAGTTCTACTGCAACCACTTTAGAAATTACTACTCAAGGTAAAACAGCACCACCTTCAGACATTACTGGATTATCTTTAGAGCCTATAAATGATAAAGATGTAAGGCTTAGATGGGATTTGCATCCTGATGTTGATGTTATTCATGGAGGACAGATATATGTGAGACATAATACAATTGCTGATGGAACAGCAACATTCCAAAATTCTACAAATCTTGTCCCTGCACTTGCAGGTAATTCCACTCTTGCAGTAGTTCCAGCTATTGAAGGTGAGTATATTTTAAAAGCAAGGGATGATTCTGGTAATTTTAGTACAGGCGAAACAAGTGTTGTTTTAGATATTCCAGAGGAAATAGAGCCTTTAGCAGTATTAACAAGAAGAGAAGATTTAGATAATCCAATATTTCAAGGTACTAAAAGTGACACGGTTGAAGTAAGTGAAGATTTAAGTTCAATTGACTTAAAATCAACTGGTTTATTTGATGACATTCCAGACTTTGATGCTCTTGCGTCTTTAGATGATTTTGGTGCGATTTCACCAGAAGGCACTTATGATTTTGGTGGTACAGCAGGTGGGACTGCTTTAGATTTAGGTGCTGTTTATAATCTTGAATTAAAAAGACATATTTTTGCAGAGGGTTTCATTCCTAATAATTTGTTTGATTTTATTACAGACGTTGATTTGATGACAGATTTTGATGGGGTTGAAGCTTTTGATTCTTCTGCTGATTTATTAGTCAAAACTTCTGGAAATGCTTCAACATATTCACCTAGCGGTACTTATACACAATCAGGAGGAACTGAAGTTACTATTGATATTTCAAATCACAATTTTAAAGTTGGTAGTTTCGTCAGTTGCGATTTCACAACTGGAACTGCTACAGATGGTGAATTTGAAATTACATCTATTGTTAATGCAAATCAATTTAAAGTAAAAGTGACAAATGCTGTATCAACAAGTGGTAATGTTACCTGTGGGGCAGATTATACACCATTCCAAAGTTTTGCTAATGGAAGATTTAAAGGGCAGTCTTTTAAATTCAGAGCAAAGTTAAATAGCAATAACGTAAACCAAGATATAAAAGTTACTCAACTAGGCTATACAGCCAGTTTCCCAAGAAGAACAGAACAAAGTACATCTAATATTGATGCTGGGTCAACTGGTACAAAAACTATTACTTTTGATAATGAGTTTTTTACTGGTACTTCAGCTTTAGGAGGTGTCAATAGTTCGTTGCCATCTATTGGTATTACTGCACAAAATATGCTTAGTGGCGAATTTTTTGAAATATCTAGTATAACTGGTGCTGGATTTACTGTTGCATTTAAAACAAGTACAGGAGCAGCAGCTACTCCATCAAACCGCAGTGGTACAACAGATACCATAAAATTTGGATTCACTGCTGTTGGTTTTGGCAAAAAAGGGTAGAATAAACCTATTATTACTTAACTAAGATGGCTAGAGTAGATGCAGTCGGCGGTTCAGGCTATGTAATTGATAATGGTACTGGATTGAATGTAAGAACAAAGCTTAACCAAATAGCTGCTGCTATAAATTCATTAAATAGTGGCACAGGTGATCCATCTATAAATACAGCTTTTCAACCACATATAAATACAAGTACAAGTGAATTAAAAATAAGAAATGCAGCAAATGACGGATATATAACATTAGGAAAAGTAAATGAAGCTAATTTTGGTCTATTACCTTTAACAGGCGGTACATTAACTGGAACGTTAACTCATAACTATACAGGTGCAATGCGCTTGCCTGTAGGCACTACAGCCCAAAGACCAAGTAGCCCTGCTGCTGGTGATTTTAGATATAACAGCACGACTAACAAGCCAGAATTTTATAACGGCTCTAGCTTTTTAAATACTGGAATGGATGATTTTACACAAACAGGAACAGGAGCTAGTGCAAGAACATTTCAAAGTAAAGGTGAGGATATTCTTTCTGTTAAAGATTTTGGTGCTACAGGTGATGGAAGCACAAATGATTCAACAGCAATACAAGCTGCTATAAACGCTGCGAGAGGATCTAGTAAAGTTTATATACCTAAAGGTACTTATAGAGTTAATAAAACAATCGAGATTCCCAGTAATAGCCATCTTGTTGGTGATGGAAAATCTACTGTTATAAAAATGATGGATAGTGTAGGCCGTGATACTACATTGATGAGAACTGGAAAAAGAGCCGTCACTATAACAGGAACATATGCACAATCAGGAACTACTGTTACTGTCACGATTACTGGAAATCATACAGTTACTAATGCCGATGGATCTAACAGGACAAATTATTCTGTCTTAGCACCTGCTGTTCAAAGATTAGTCACGGCAGATTTCACAACAGGTAGCAGCACAGATGGTACTTATGAAATAACTGCTGTAGATTCTAGTGCTGGAACTTTTACTTTTACTGTTGCTAATTCAGTCACAACCAGTGGTAATGTTTCTGTCACTATTGGAGGCAAAATTCAATATGTGACGATTGAAGATATGACCTTGGATTTTAACAGCCAGAGACATTCTGTATCTGGTGGTGAAAGATTAGAAGATACAATTACTGATGTAGCTTTTACAAATGGTGATGCAAAACAAGATAATCAAGCGGACACTCTTTGTATTTGCTTTACAGAGTATGCACTTATAAAAAATGTAAGATGTTTAGATGCTTATAAACATTGTCTTGATGTAACTGCACCAAAATTTAAAAGAGGTAGTAATGGTGCAACTTATGATGCAGATCCCTCTAAGTTTGTAACAATAGAAAATTGTTTTTTTAAAGGTGCTGGTGATGACAACTTAACAACACACTTTTCTTCTGATATTTTAATTACTGGCTGTAGATCAGAAAGACCAGCAGGGCATCTTGTACCTCAAAACTCAAACTGCTTTGAAGTTGATGATGGCAGTAGAAATGTAACTCTTACAAATAACACTGCAATAAAAGGTATCAAAGGGCTACAGATTAAAGGTCATAACTATGCACCCGCACCATATAACGTAGTTGTTGATGGATTAAGGGCTGTGAACTGTAATATGGGTTTAGATATACGTCATAGTGGTTTTCACGGTAATGACAGCACGGGTTTTACAGGCGATGGATCTACCGCAGCTTTTACATTACCTTCAGGATTTGGCGATACTCCAAGAGTTTATGTAGGAGGTACTCTAAAAACTATAACTACACATTATACAGTATCCGGAACGACACTCACATTTACATCAGGAAACATACCAGCCGCACCAACGATTTCTGGTGAAAAAAATATAGTTGTTTATAAAACATCAACAGCAAATGAAGATGAAGATGACCAGATTACAGATGACGATGGCAATGTTATAAGATTTACTGGTTCAAGTCCAACAGCACGTAATGTTTCTGTTTCAAACGTAACTATAATTGCTCCGTTAGAGATAAAAAATACAAAAACTGGTGAGAGTGAAACTACTCATAATCCTGATTATTGTATTAGATGTGTAAGTTATGAAAATGTGCAATTTACAAATATCGTATGTTCTGATGGAAGTTTAGATTTAGCAGATGATTTTGAAGATTATGTAGCTACCACTTTTGATGGTAGTGGTGTTAAAAATGG